TGTTGTGTCGGCTTTTTTGCGGGATATGTACTCCGAGAAATACATCCCGGGAGATTATTGGCAGGTGAATAAATTGGCTGATGCCGGGAGATACGACATCCACCACCAGTATGAGGTTGTCCTTAGTGGTGGAAAAAGAGAAATGTTTCTAAAGCATTTTACAGTGGATAATCAAGCGGCATTAGTCCTATCTTTCAACGATTGAATGAAAACAAGCATATTTTCATTGGCCCCACATAATTACATTAGCTACACCGACAGCTAGCAGATTTGGTACCGTCACTGCACATAATTCCGCCGTCAGAGGTAGCACCTGAAACACCGCCGTGCGTAGAACAGCATCCGACAAGGCTTCTTGTGCAGGACGATAATGACGGCGCTATTGGAAGGGGATTGGTTGAATTATCGGTTGGAAGCGTGTCCACCGTGGGAGTAGGCGGCCAATAATAAACCGGCGGAGGTCGGACAACCGTCTCAACTGGCCTTACCCCATCCCGCCAATCCCACGGGGCAATAACATCCTTCGGGTCGGCATCGAACAGCCCGATTTTATTTTCCCTTGATTCATCCACTATTTCAGTGATTTGTTGGCCCTCATCAGTATTACAGTAGCGCGGATCGGCCCAAACATACCCCGTCTCCGCCATAAGCACACCAACAGATTCCCCGGTTTTTAGCGAGACCGACGCTACCGTTCTGCCATAGGACGTGCCAACAGGAGAAATAAAAACTCTCTTTTTCTTTAGGACTGCCTCAAGCGCGTCCAATGCGGTTATCCCATGAAATTGATCCTTTTCTGGCGCGTCGATACAAGAAATCCGAATCGTCCGCTCATCTCCGCCCTTTATCTTAGCGCGAAAAGTATCCCCGTCCATGACGTAGAGAACCCGGCCCGTTAGCGTGTCTTCTGCTATAGCGCCGAAAGAAAAAATAAATAAAAACAAGATCGCTATTTTTCTGGTCATCGACAGATCCGAATGTCAAGCGGCAACTTCATCGCCTTTTAGATCTTGTACTAATGACAGCGCCATTATTACCCTAAATGCCGTATCCTTTGATACTTTTCCCAGTTTTTTGTATGCAAGAAGCAGTTGCATATCCTCTTCTGTTACAGGGAAATCGTTAGTCTTCTCGACAAGCCCCAAACCGGTGAGTTCCTCAGCTCTAACCCCAAGAGCCGCAGCAATTTCAACCAGGTGTGTCGATCCAACTTGATCGCCGGATTCAATTTTCGATATTGCTGATTGCGCAAGATTTGACAGACGTGACAACTCCTGTTGCGTCATCCCAATCTCCAACCGTCTTTCCCTAATTCTTTTGCCAATACCGTCTATCATTTTACTAGCCTCCACACAATATTGAGTTAGTTTATTCATAAAGGAATAGAAAGGCAAGGTTTCGTTAGAAATATACTTTTGGGTATTGACTTTTATTCCTTTTGGAATATACTATCTTTCACCTAGCCCACAAAGCTAGGGATATACAAAACCTAACTAACTATTTTTTATTTTAAAGGTGATAAAGATGAACGTTACTGACAACGCAGCTAGCAACAAGACCGAGATTAGTAGCGACTTGCCGTATGCGCTACGCAAAACCAAGGCTGCCAGGTATTACTGGCAGTCTCTTTTAATGGCGGAGATGTGTCTCCCCGCAGGTGCAAGCCGGACTGCGATAGAGACTCTTGCCGGCAACCTTTTACCGCTTTATTACTACCGCTAAATTTTTAGCCCCCGCCAAAAGCGGGGGCAATAACCTTACCAAGGAGATTAGAAAATGTACAAGGCTGTAGATAACTTCAAGTTTCATATCACGAGTTCGCTGCCCGATGCGATAATCCAGGCACCGATGCGCAACCGGCTTCACTCGGAGGCGCGGGCTATTACGCAGGCGTTTGCATCAGAATTGATAGATAGCGTGGGGCAATTGCACCCTCGGTGTGCCTTTGAAAGGGCGGTACGTCGGGAATGGGACGGCATTGTTTCTGAGGCGGTTGAGATTTATGAAATGGATGACAAAGCCCCGTATGGGCATAAGCCGTTGCCATTTCATATTGGTCTTGCACTTGGGGGTCTCGTCGAGCTTTACGAATCATTGGAAGGTGAGCTGCCAGCAGAAGACGATCTGCTTTCTTTGGTTAGGCGGTTCTTGTCTGGCTGTCAAGAAGTAAGCTCAAAGAGTTGCTTTAGCGGGGATTATGTCAAACCAACCCAGGCTACAGGCTGGGCGCGGTATTTAGAGATTCTTTTGCGCGTTAGTGCGCTGGTTCTCTTTATGGAAGGGGTGAAAGGCCATGCTTGATCTTCAGGATTATGAGCGGCTTGAATCTCGTTTACTGATTGCGGCGGATGACCCCGCTTGTAAGGGGGCTGCATTACTGATGCAAGACGCGGCCCATGCAATTTCCGATCTATGCCGTGAAGTGGATGCGCTTAAGTTTGCCGCGTCTGTTCCTGCGACGGAACATGATCGGGATTATATGACCCGCGCTAGAGCGCTTGTAGGTAACAAGCGCAAGGCACGGGGTGATTTCAATAACTAACCTAACTTAACTTTCTATTCTAAGAGGTTTTATCATGACAACGCAACGCGAAGTAACGAAGTCCAGCAACACCTCCCCCGTAACCACAACGGGCACGGCTCTAAAGTCTGCCATGATTCCGAGGCTTAATGCAAGCGGGGAGATAGAAATGGAATTGGCAGTCCGTCAATATCGTGCTGATGGCAAGCTGGGGAAGTTCAAGATCGGTGAAACGCCCGTGAAGGATAATATGATTCTTAACGTCCGGCAATGGTACGCCGAAACAGCGGCGCTGTTCGGTTTTGACAAGGAAGAGGATTGGGCGCATCTGCAATTCGATGATGAGGACGGGAATCCTGCGACTATCTCGCTACGCGGTACGGCGTATCGCAACTGGATCGGATTTTGGGTAGCCCATGGGTACGATATAGCCCGTGAAACAGGCGGATATTGCAGAACGGTCGCTTGGTTTGAGCCTAAGCTCGGAAAATCCGGCGGGTATTATGCGCTTGTTTTTCGTACAGTTGAGAATTAAGCCATGACATTGATCTGTGAATTTTTGAATGCGTGCAGGCCACTGACTTCCGCTGTTATTACAGCGGATAACTATCACGATCACGGCCCTGAAGTGCTAACAGCAACAGTTTTAAAGGAGTTTATCCTAAAAACCCCCGCCCATGCTAACGCCCTCCTTACGGGGGGCGCGGATAGGGAGCCAACCCCTGGTATGGCCCTTGGGACGATCGTGCATGATTTTATGGCGGGGCTAGAGTCAAAATATTCTCCTGCTGAAGCCGATCTTAGGACGAAAGCCGGGAAGGCATTATGGGCCGATTTGATAGACCGGGGAGTTACCCCGGTTAAGAATGATGTTTTCTACGCGTCGAATGCTATGGCGGCATCCTTGAAAGAGCTTGCAAAACATAGCACTCCAGAAGTGCTAGAGCGGGAAAAGGTCTATCAGTGTGAGTATCAGGGTATTACGCTGCGTGCAAAACCCGATGTTTTTTCTATTATCGGTGGGGATTTAATCTCTATTATCGATTACAAAACAACGAGAGACGCATCAACTCGTGATTTTACAAGAGAGATTTTCTCTCGTGGATATCAGTATCAGATGATTTTCTACGGGCTGGTGGTTATGTGTTGCCGGGGGCTTTCAGAAATGCCTGTTTTGGAACTTCATGCCGTCGAATCGGTTGCGCCGTATCTTTCGAATACTTTTATTTTATCTAACGATCTAGTAGATCACGCTGTTATCCAGGTGATTGACGCAATTAAAAGATACGTCTTCTGTGTAGAATCAGGGCATTGGCCGGGGTATGATTCTGGCAATGTTGTCGAAATGCCAGATTGGATGAAGGCGGCTTAATTAAGGCGGCTTAATTAAAAAAGAGATTGACATGCAAGTTTATCCGGGTTATCTTAATTCTGCAGCCGCAAAATCGGCTGCCGGGTTTAGCAGCCCGGTTATGTTGGCGGACGACCGCCGCTTTCATGCGGTTTTTTTGCGTCCACAGCATGGCCTCCCAGTTTTTGGGCGACCGTGCGGGAGACCCTCGAGGTCTGCCAGTGCCAACTACTGGTCTGCTAACCCGCACGGCTCCGCCCTCCCACTTAGCAGTGAGAGAGCGGATGATCTCATCCAAAGTTGGAGAAGTTCCATGTCACACTTCAAAACAGCGGCTATTGACGCCGCGATCAATCGCTTTTCTTTATCAGTCGTCGATTGCCCTCTCTTTCAAATTTCCAATTCAACTATATTTGTTATCTCTAGCCGTTCTTCTATTTTTCCCTCTTGAATCCTAACTTTATCTCCGATTGCGTATTCTTCTACTGGGGCCAAGATCATCCCGGCCCTCCCGGCTAGTTCTATCACAGCCTGCCCGTTTGATATGTCCACAATCTCTCCAAAGGACGGTGGTAGCGAATCAATTAGCGCTTTAAACCTTTCATAGTCATTGCTATCAAACGACATAATTCCCCCCAACTGTTTGCCTCACGTTCACTTGTGTTGCACTTATCGATACGCTCCGAACCGGAAATATCCCTGTGTCCGTAAGTTTTATCGTACTGCCAACAGAGAGAAATGGAATGCCGCCACCGGCAGGGAGGTCGATGCTTGCCGAAAATAGCGCGACTGAGCTATTAAAAAAAGCCTGCCTTGCAAGCGCAATGGCAACGGATTGATCTGTTGCGAGAACCTCACCAATAGACGGCGCATGATTGCCTCCTGATGATCCGCTAGCTTTTATATTGTAAAGTGTTTTTTTGCTAGCAATCGTGATTGCATTATATCCACGTCCACTGCTTACCGACCTGTTTTTTCTTAAGATAATACTGTCAGGAATCAAAAGCTCGTCTCCGCCTGCTGTTGGTATAACAGGAATAAGCGGCATAAGTTTTAGCTTTTTTTGCACCTTATCTGTTTGAGCGCTTGCGACAGCCGCCTTGGCAATCATTCCAACAATCTCCGCGCTCGTTTTTGACGTGTAGGTGAGCGTATTTATTGGGATTGTCCAATCTGTTAGGTCTTTCGTTTCTAGCGTCCAATCCTGCGGCAAAACATCCCCTATTGCTTGAAATGCGGAAATTGACGCTGTGTTTGTCCCTGTATTCAAATAGGATGATAGTACCGCCCCGTGGGTGCGCCCCCCAATAGTTAGGGTTCTTTTTCCAAATGTCTGTGCCTCCGAGAGCGTTTCGGTGATACAGCGCCACTCCTCCCCATTGATGATAATGGCTATCTCTATGCCCTTTCCCCAGTTGTCTATTGATTCCCCTGGAATAGTTATCGAGAACGTCCAGCAGTATGATCCTGCGTCCGTAGATAAACTTGCCGTTGTTGCATTCAATGCCTTATTCGTATCCAATCGGACTATTTCAATGTTATTCATGATGATGTAAACCTTTAGTACAGGGATTATGACCGGGGAGATAACTTCCTGCGAATAACTTGGTTTGAATGCAAGCGTGAATTTTGTCATTTCTGGGTGGGCTATGCCGCTTTCGTCAATCCCTTCCCCCCATGGAATAGGCGTTCGTTTTTGCTTGTGTAGGCCATTTCTGGAGGCCGTAGCGCTCGCGATTTTTGCGTGCCGTAGGTTAACATCTGCAAAGAGAGTTCCGGCCCCTATATCGAATTTTATGCTGTTTTCGTGTGTGTGTCTCGTGAACTTGTCGAATGGTGAATCTACACGATCCCAAGATGTCCCCGCCGCCTTGTCAACTAATCCAGCGGTTTTGTGTCTTGGTGAGCGCGTGGTCGCATGCTTTATTTCTGGCCTTCCGTACCCAATGACCCGCAACTTGTCTCCTTGCGTTGCGTTCTCTACTGAACCAAGTTTTTGGCTTCTGGCTATTGGAGAAGTCGCGCTGTATTGAGTATGAATGCCTACCTTCACCTCGTAGGGATTGTATGTTTGCGTTTCATATTGCGCGCCTGAAATTGGCGTAGCATTCTTGTATTCAATGCTTATGACCTTCCTAAGCATCAATATCGCCGCGTAGTTCTATTTCAAAGTCATCTGTGTCTGTCTCGCTTTCTCCACCGAGAATTACCCGCGCAAGCCATACCGGGCGTGATGCTGCCACCGTATTAAACCTTATCGCATTGGTCGATGCCCACCCACCACCAAAACCGGCGGCTTTGATGGTAAAATACGGCTCCCCCGTTGCTGGGTTCAGCGGGGCGCAATCGACTGTTATGCTTTGATTTGACGCAATTGTCCCCACAGATTCACCTATGATATTAAAGGTTGTTGCCCCAGTAAAATACAGCGCCCATCTTTCTGTGATTGCATTTTTATTGGTTAGAACAATAGGATATGATGCGATATTGTAGGATGCCGATGCGCCGGAACCCTCAACTAAGTCTTTAAATTGGGCGCTAAGATTCAGGTTTTGTTGGTCGAAAAAAACAGACGTTTTAGCATACAGGTCACCAAAAACAACGGCGGCGGCTATGGTTGCGTTCGTGTAGTCTCGTTCTAGTGGTTGCGATAGAATCAAGGATGTGTCGTCTGGTGTATCTGCAATGTAGTTTATTTCGTCCCCAGCCTCGTCCCGTATAACTACCACATCGCCCTTTTTAATAGTTTCCACCTTCCCGCTTTTTGGAAGTCTTAAGGTACTGATTCCCGTGTATTCTTCATTCTGCTCTGTGGGGATTTTTTCCACTTTACTGACCGTAAATCCGTCAATCGGTGGTGTGCCCCCCGGCCCTGTCAGTGTCAACAGGCTCGTGTTCTGGTTAAAATGACTACCTGAAAAATCGGCGTCTATCGTAACGCCATTTGACAATACAGAAAAAACTGCTTTTCCTTCGGCGTCATTTACTGAAAATGTTTCTGCATTTATGAGCTTGTGGTACTCTGGCAGGATATACGGCGCAGGTGTCGTGCTATCATTCCTTGTAAGGCTTTTAATCCTTAGCTCAAGAAATGGCTGTGTATTCAATGCGTCAATGGTTACCATCCCTACCGTGTAGTCGATGGTGCCTATTTTCACTGGCAAGTGGGCATTATTACCTACGTCTTGAATAGTAAAAATATCCCCGTCTTTGTCAAATAAGAAGCCATTTGCCGCAACGTCTGTCCCCGCGTAAAACGACCCCGGCATGATTGGCGACGCTGTATTATTCACTTGGAAGGGCGTTGTGTAGCTGTATAGTCTTTTTGTTTCTGTTAGAGTTCCAGCAGAAATGGATATGATCGCCTCTCTTGTCGATACGGGGGTGCCATCAAACGTGATGACTAGCTTGATTTTGTATCTTGGAATGCCATTGGTGTAGCCTTCCAAAACATTAGTGATGACCAGTTTCCCGTCTGTCGGCATGTCCCCCTTTTTTGTGATTGTGTAGATATGTTCTTGTCCGTCTGAAAAATTGGCGGGGGTTAATACCTGATTGAAAAGCGTCTCCGCCCCCCCGCTTGCGGGCAGTCGTGTGATAATTGCGTTAATTGGTACCGTTGTGGCAACAATAAAGGTCTGTTCTAGCCTATGATTCATTGCTCCCGTTGCCGGGATTGTGGCGTTTGTCCGCGTTGAGGTGATAAATAGCGGGTCTTGAACCATCCAATGGTAGGTATAAATGCGCCCTGCTGTTCTTGTTTCGGGAGATACCCTAATTGCTCCCGTTTCGTAGTCAATTGTGCCGCTACCTGCGCCTGAGAGAGTTCCCGCGCTTGTATCCGTGAGCGTTTTTACTTCATCGTCGGCAATCCACGTGATTACCATCGATCCCTTATAAACTGGCCCAATGGTCGGCGTTTCGGATTCTGTTGCAAGGCTTTTTTTCTGCAAATAATCAGTTTGCGCAGCCCCTACCCTGAAAAAGCTAATGTTTGCCGTGCCAAGATAGTAAGCCCAATAGGATCCATTGTGTCGCGCCCATATTTCTCCTTTTTCATAATCTATCGACAATTCACGCCTTACTGAGTCGGTGCCACTTATTTTATTAAGTGCTCCTGCGCCGTTGTCTTTAAACATGACGCCGTTTTGTGTCCAGGTTAAAGACCCTGGGAAAACGGAAAAACCCAATTTGTAGCAGGTTAGTCTTGGATAATTAAGGTCTCCGGTTGCACTATAGGCTACACCGCTGTAAACATCAGAAGCCGTCGTGCTTGTCACCGGCTGCGGGGAGGGGTATTCAATCGTTGCGCTGCGCCATTCTGCTAGTTCATCCCTATCAAGTGCTCTTTCAACATACGAAAACGGCGCAATATTTGAATACCTATCGCAGGTTAGCGATATTGCCCCCTGCTGTAAATTCCCAACGCTTGCGATAGAATAAAACCGCTTTGTTGCATCCGGGATAGCACGTCTTAGCTTGGTACTTTTCGACGAAATGAATGATGACGCGCTCTCTACCTCACCACCCTCAATATCAAAAGGCAGTTCTTTATCCAGCGTTAGATAGGCAATTAGTCGGTACGCTGTGACCGGTGTCTGTAGCGTTCCAACTTGAACCTCAATGAATCCGCGCTTGTCAATTTCTACCTTTGCTACTCTTACATATAAGTCAAAAGGCGTTTTTCCTGCTGCCTCCTGCGTAATGCAGAGCACTTCTCCTGGCGTAATTTTTGAAACCGCTGAAAATGTGCAACGATATTTTTCAAATGGTGAAAGCCCTGTAAATTCCGCTCCGCTGATTGATTTTGTGACTATTCCCACTCCTTCAACAAGGCTCTGAAATGCCGCATAACCTTCTACCACAGTAACAATCTGTTTACTTCCTGCGAGTTGTTTTTGAAATATGAGATACGGTAACTCCTGGCCTTTTAACAGATGAGATTGCACGAAGTTTTTCGCATCTATACGGGTATCAGTTGTGCTTTTCGTGTCAAAAAGGAGCACCCCAACATTGGGATCGCTGGGGGCTTTTTTGATGACTAGGTGACTGCCAAAATAGGGGCTATTGTCCGTCGCAGTGTTTGCACAATAGATTTTTCTGAGATTAATCCTTCCCGTTGTTCTGTCCAGCCTGCTAATATCGGGAAAAAGATTGTTTACCGCGCCCGGTAGAATTTCGTTCTGCGTCATCCTCCCGCCAGCAAAGTCGTCGTCTGTCAGTAGTTGCGATTTATAGAGCTTAATGTTTTCTTGTAAAAGCGGCATTTTAGCTTAATTCCATGAGTTTGATGGTTACTGTGTAATACGGCGCCCCCGGATAAAGTCTTTTAAACTGTATAGGAGTATTATCGTTGTATCTAAAAGTTACTGGCAACGGGTCGTTCGGAGGTATTGAAAGAGTCATTGGCTCCCCGGCAATTAACATCTCTTGCAATGCCTCTGCCTGCTGCGTTGTTATCCACCCGCCTTCGTCTTCTGATGCTAGCGTAATATGGCGTCCTGCCTGCTGTTTTGCTCTTTCAATGACCACGGCCCCGGAAATTGTCTGTGAAACTGATTGTGTAAATGGTGTCCAGCCAAGCCTATCTGTGTGCTCCACCCCGGCTGGCAATTCTACGGTTGTGGTCTGATTGGCTAGGATCACAGCGACCTCAACTTGGCAATCTCTATCTTGGTCATGGAATCAAAACCGCTGTTTTGTAAAGCATCTGCAATCTCCCGTACAATTCCTGAAAGCGTGCGTGAAAATTCCCTTAGCGCCTCACTTGCTTGTCGAATGTCGCCCGTATCTCCGTAACTTTGCGGCCCGTATGTTGGCGGATATTGGGTTGGCTCCGGTTGTACTTTTCTCATTGTTGTCGATGCTGATTCCGCTGCTTGCCATCCAGGCACAGGCAATGGTTTAACGCTGGGGAGAGCGGCTCTAATATCTTCTGACGGTTTTTCATAAAATCTGTGTGCGGCTACGGATTGTGCTTTGTCCGTGATTTCGTGCTCCGGTGGTCGATAGATAGTTAATGGATTGTTTTTAGTGTCGGCATCAGGCTCAGTTTTGCTATTCTCTTGTTTTTTAACCTCTATAGGCTCAGTTTTGCTATTCTCTTGTTTTTTAACCTCTATAGGCTCAGTTTTGCTATTCTCTTGTTTTTTAACCTCTATTGTTTTGAAATCAGAATCAATTTCTTTTTCATTTATTTGTTTCAATGTAATTTCGTGAATCTTTTTCGCTGTTTCCTTAGCTTTTTCTATGGCAGCTAGAGCGTCCGCGTTCTGAGCCTCCTTGGCTTGCTTGTAGAATTCATCCAGTGACTTTAGGCGCTCCTGATAATTACGCTCCTCAATCGCCCGTTGATTGCCAAGCAATTGGTCTAGTTCGTTTTCGAGATTAGCAAGTGTCGATTGTACCGATTGATCTAACGCTTCGTTAGCCTGTCGGAGCCTATCGACCTGGCTGCGTATCCCGTCAAGGCTTTGTTGATCTAATAGATGGTATCCGTCAGCCGCCCGCTTCGCACTATTGATGACCACTAGGCTTGCGTTATTCATTCCGGCAAGTTTCTCTGATAACTCTTCTGCGGCCAATGCCTGGTCGTAAAATTGTCTTTTTATATCAGCGGCGGTTTTTTCTAGCGCTGCGAAATAGCCTAAAAATGTGCCATTGTCGAAATTCCCGGATAACTTTTTAAACTCCCTATCCACCTCCGTCGCGCTATCCGCAAGGGCATCTATGCCTTCTGAGACTTTCTTAATCTCGCCATATCCTATTTTAGCAAAGGCGTTTCCTGCGGCCTCCGATAAGTTTCCAAGTTCATTCCTTAATGCCAGGACGGGGCTTGTAAATTCCTCTATTGTGTTCTTTAGAACTTCTAGCTTTGCGTTTGCGGCCTCGAATGCCTTGCCAATTTCTTCTGGCGTAAGTTTTCCTGCCCGTTCTAGGTCTCCCAATTTCCTGATGACTGATTCAATTTGCGAAACCGTTTGTGCACTGTCGATTGTATTCATTGCCGCGTTAAAAATTTCGTTTAATTCTTTCGCGGCAGTAGATGCCTCTTCTGTTTTGGTGGTGACCTCTGTCAACGCGTCCTTTGTTTGATAGAGAGCTGTTTTGCTATTTGCCTGCGCAATCACCTGTGCGTCCCCGGTTGCCTCTGCGGCGGCGCGGTATTTATCGGCTGCCTGAACTAGCGCGTCGTTTGTTGCCAGGCCAGAGTTCTTGATTGTTTCAAAGTCTTTTTCGGCTTGCGCGGCGGCGCCGTCCAATGCTTGTTTTGATTCAACACCCATTCTGTTAAACGCGGCCTTAATGTCAGCTGATACTGAATCGGCGCTAGACGCTATCTTTTCACTTAGTTTTTCATACAGGACTGCTACCTCGGAAGTTGATAGTTTTCCTTTTGCCGCTATTTCTTTGAACAGCGATTCAAATTGGCCTAGCGCCGCCTTCGTGTCTATCTTTTCTAACACCTCAGTAAAGGCCGCCCTTATCATTGGCCCCGTAGAAAGGGCACTTTCCCCTATCAGTTCAAAACTGCCAATTAATTTCTTTTCATCATCCCTAACTTTGTTAGTAACCTCTTCAAAGTTTAAGCCAATGTCTGTAATGCCCTTTTTTAGGATTTCTTCCAAAACAACGGTCGAGCTTTCACCTAGCTCAAGAAAATCCCATCCTGTTTTTTCCACCGCATTCTGAAGCCTTTGTAGTCCCTCCGGATCCATATTCTTGATAGCATCTGCGATGCGTGTTTTAATTTGGTCTCCCGTTACATTGGCGGCGTCGCCTAATTGCTTTAGTCCAGAGAGAAGCCTATCCGTGCTTTTTTCTGTTCCGTCGAATAGACTTATCTCTTTAAATCGGTTGAAAATTGCATCCAAATCAGTGGAAATATTCACAGAATCCTTTAGCTTGTTAATCATTGAGGCGGTTCTGTTGTCAAGCCCGGAAAGTTCTCTTGTTAGTGACTCGGTTTGGTCAGTAACTTTCTTTTGTACAGTAAAAAAACTTTCCTTTAGCGCTATAAGATTAGCGAGTTTTTTCTCATAGGCTTGGTTTGCGTCAGCGGCTTTTTGTTGCTCTATAGCGTAGGCGGCGCGTTGTCGAGTTAGTTCTTTTTCAGCTTCAGAGACAAGAGATATTTTTTCTAGCCAATCTGTCATGGCGGCTGAGGCTATTCCCCAGCCTTCGCCAATCATTCCGATGATGTTTGCCGTAACGCTTGAAATACTCCCCACGACGGAACCGAAAGCGCCTGACAGTGACTCCAGACTGCTTTTTGTATGATCCATTGCGGCTACCCACTCCTTTGATGTTCCGCGAAGTTCTTCTGAGAATGCCCTCCCCATTGACATGGCCAGCGCGTCGTAGGATGAAGCAAGCGTTTTTATTGATCCGTCTAGCGTGTTCGATATTGTTGCAGCCGCTTTTTTTGACTCCTCCTCGTTTTCTGTAACGGCTTTTGTTACCTCAATAAAGCGCTCCTTGGCTGTGTTTGTAAAAGCGAGAACGGCAGGCGTTGCTTCTGTTCCAAAGATATTAAACGATTGCGCTGCGGTCATTCCCTTATCTTTCAGGCCGTCTAGTATTGTTTGGAAGGGTAGCATTTTCCCGTTTGCGTTTGTGACAGAAACGCCCAGTCTGTCAAGCTCCTTGATTGCATCGGCAGACGGGTTGGCAAGCGCGGCAAGCGCGCCGCGCAAGGCAGTACCGGCCTCACTCCCTTTGATCCCGGCATCGCTTAATATGGCGATATATTTCGCGGTATCATCTAATGACAGCCCCAAAGATGATGCAACTGGCCCGACGACCTTTAGTGATTCGCTGAGTTCCGCCGTCGATAGTGCCCCGGCGTTTGCCGCAGAAACGAAGGTATCGGCAATATCGGCCGCGTCCTTTGCCGAGAGGTTGAATTGCCCAATTGCTGATACCGTAGATAGCGCGGCCTCTTCTAGCGTTTGTCCCCCCGCCGCCGCCAGATTCAGCACGCCTGGGATTCCCTCCATGACTTCTTTCGTTGTAAACCCGGCGCTTGCAAGCTCTTTCATTCCTTCCGCAGCTTCTTTTGCGGAAAATTGAGTTGTTGCACCTAGATGTTCGGCGGTTTTTGCGAGGGCCGCCATATCCTCTTTTGATGAATGAGAAACGGCTTGAATCTTTGCCATTTCCAATTCAAACTCTCTAAATTTTTGGACACCATCAGCAATGACCGCTGTAAACGACGCAAAGGCAGCGGCTATCGGTGCAAAAACAACATCGCCAATTCCATCAAATGATCCCTTTAATCCATTTACAGCCCCAGTATTTTCTTCTGTTTGTTGCTTGTTGTTTTTTAATGTTTTATCTAACTTTTCAGTATTTTCTCTTGTTTTCTGTATGGCTTCTGCAGTATCTTTCTGCGCCAAAAGATTAATACGTACTACTGACTCCGTTTCATCTAACTGCTTTTTTAGGCGGTCAAAATCTGTCTCACTATCCCGCGCTTCATCCCCTAATAACTCTAGCTGATTGATATTTTCTGCAATCCCGTTGTTTAGGTCATCTAAATTTGAAACTGCCTCACTCGTATTGGCAGTAATTTCAATCCTCAGCCTATTATCTTGTGCCATTTTTAATTAACTCTCGGAGTAAATTCAAAAAATACGGATTGCGGTTTTGGTGGTGGTGAAACGGCTTGTGTTACTGGCTCTAGGGATAATTTACCTGTTGCCAGTTTTTCAAGGTGAGCTATCGCTTCTGAATAGCGCTTTTCCCGGGCTTCGTTTTGGACATTTAACAGGCGATATAGGGCAGTGTCGATGTTAATTGACGTTAGTACAAGCGGGGTGTTTTGTAGCGGTAGCGTGTAGGCTTTTGAAATATAGGAATTAATTATGCCTGCGCCGTCGAAAATAGCGCGGTATATGGTTGCTATCCCCTCCTGCGTATCGACGCCAAAACCACACCGGCCAATAAGCATTTGTGCCAATTCGTCGATTGGCGTGCTTGTCTTGATTTGATCTATGGTGCAATAGGGGAAAAGGAGGCTTTCTCCGAAGGTCACCCCGGCGGGGATATCTAATTCATCCCCGGAGGGTAATTCGGAAATTATGCCATTTGGAAGTAATACAAGCGGCTTGTGCTTCAAGAGCGATTAGAGAAAAACAATGGAGCCAAATCGACCCAGGGTTGCGTCTTCTGGTCTGGCCATATCTACCATCACCTCTCCTGTCATGTCTAGCGATTCCAGCTTTTCACTAATCAATTCAAGTCCCTTGGGCGGGTTCAATTGCACCCGATAGAGAGTGAGTAATACCGGCTTGTTGCCTTGCGCGGTGTTCAAGCCTTCAAACCTTAGCACACGATCCGATAGCGACTGCGTAAAAAAGCCAATCCCGTCCGTGGTGCCATAAGTATAGGAAATATTGAACGGCCCCGTGTACCCAGTGAGGTCATTAAACGTGATCGCGCCAAAAGTTGTGTCAAGAGAATAATCAGTAGCGTCGATTATCGTGTCAGAAAAATCCTTCACAGTCACAGCTGACAGTTTCTGGTGCGGCAAAACATACCGCTTGCCAACGGTGGCAGTCCCAAGCCCGTAGCCCGTAACGGATGCCCCTGCCATGGTAGAAACTTCCCCCTGCACGCCTAGCGCAACGTTTTCAAGCGTCCACTCGCTTAAGGTCATGGCAAGCTCCACCGACTTTTCTTTCAAGAGTTTTATGGCGGTTAACCGTTGCCCGCTCATAGATTCCTTGCGATCAATAAAAGACGTTTTGAATGTCAGCGAGAGCTTTTCCACGTTATGAAAAAACCGAGTCGTAAAATCTGGCAGTACTTCATAAACCTTGCCTTGCCCAGAAAAATCAAATGTTGTCGATTCCATAAAAAACTCCTATCTATCAAGTAAATAATCCAAGATTGTTTCCCGGATTTCGTTTTTATCGTCTCCTGAAAACCCCATGAACGGGCGTGCAGGCTGTAAATACGGGGCATAATCACGATCACTTGCAACTGTAACCCCGGTGGCCCTTACGTCTGCAATATGAAACGAACGTGAAAGCATCCCCGTCAATGTCAGAATTTTGTCTTTATTATATCGCTTGCGTGCTTTGTATGACTCTGTGAGTGCCTGCCAGGCATTCCCTTCGGGATCGGTCTGAGATACGAAACGCTCAGCGGTGCTGTTTATAAGGGACTCCCCGATTGCTTGCATCGCAGGAGAGAGATCGGCAAGCCGCCTTGCAAACTCGTGAGAATTGGGAATGGCATTTCCGGTTATCTGTATTCTCAATGTAGCGCCCTAACCAAACTTAAAACATCAGAAAACAACAATACAGCTATGGCACAAACAACCCCAACCAACCAGGATGCACCCTTAACGAAGTTCAGAGCTTGGTGAAAATCCTTTTGGATCTGGCTACAATCCGCCTCAATTCGCTTGGTTGCACTGATCATCTCCTCGCGGATTTTGTCAAGCCTTTCATCCGTGTAATAAAACAATTCATTCGACTTCACCTCATGAGCTTCCACTTCATCATTAATTCGCTTAATCTCATCCCTAATATAAACAACAGACTGCGAGACCCTGACTATTTCTGCCATTAATCCTTCGTGTTGATCACAGGATTTGCTGTAAGCGACAGTGGCAGTTCCGTCACCTTTGCGCCGTTCTAAGTTAACCATACCGAGGTGAGAACTTTGGCCATGTTGCGCATGATATTGGTCTCTCCACCGGTTGTCATTTCTGCTGCTAATAATTTTTGTGCTGTAAATTCAAGAGATGGCGGCACAAGCAACAAATCCGGCTTAAGTCCCAACGGCTTGCCATTCTCAGCACGCATTTCGACCATTGCCCTGCGTACATCGGAAAAGTTATCCGCAGTGAGTGGCACCTTGGCGCAATAGGCAAGTTGCCACAATCCAAAACCGACATTGACCCGGCAATCAATCCCATAGCGGATATGGCGCGTGGTAAATTTCAGCTCATCATCAGTAGAATCCATTTTGACAAACTCATAGTCCTTGCGCTTCTGAAAAATGATTGGCTTCACCATGCGACTAGAATCAATTAAGTACCAGGCGGGATCGGTGCCTGCTTTTAGGTTAGAGACGTTCTTTGTTTTCCCATCGTCTCCGATAACTGGGTGGTTGGTGGCGAAAAACGGCTTCCCGTCATAACACAAGGCCGTCTCCCCATCCTTAAGCAGGGAGAATACAAGCTCGTCCGGGTGGCGTTTTGCGTCCTGCCCAAGTTGCGCAACAATCGGCTTGTATAGCCCAAATGTGTCATCTTCTATACTATCAAGGTCGATTCCAATGGTATTTTCAAATCTGCGATTTCTGATTGTATATCCGTAGCTTGCGATGTTTTGCAGTACACGATCACCTAGCCATTCCCGGAAACGGGTATTGGTGCCTAACCATGCGTAGGATTCCTGCGCCGTTGTAGAGTTGACGGTCATGGTGATCGCTTCATAATCCGTTACGGTGGAATTAAAGGCCTCCGTGAAAACAGCTTTGTATCCCGTGAAAAGCGTGTTTAAATTATGACGGGAAATAATCATTTTATGCTCTCCCTAAAAAGTAACCCATGCGCCAGAATCGTCAACGTCGATAAGCACCCCTGCCTCCGCCCTAGTAGCATCGTATTTGCATACCGTGTTGTCATCAAAAACACTGCATTTTTTTCCCACGTCTTTCAAGGTGACGGCAATCAATCCGTCGGCATTGTTCATGAGATACGTGCCGCGCAAGATGACTGCCAGCCCCGCTTCATAATCGACGCGCGAAAGCATGCCAATAACCTTATCGTCTTTGTTTTCCCCGGCTGGGACGACCGTCCCCGTCGTTTGACTGATTGCAACCATCCCACCTTTGTATAACGTTGTCGTTGGAGAAACAGGGAATGTGAGCATTTTCCCATCCCTTGTTTTTGTATCCCGTTCTTCTGTCAGATTAGGCATTGTCAGTCTCCTTTAATCCCAAAACCTTCCAAATATGCGACTTGGCGGCGGCGTTTTCGTCGGGCTGTTTGGCAGTATCAGATTGCATGGACAAAGGCACAACGGGCTGCGCCTTTTCAATGTAGTCCTGTAGCATTTTTAGATTAAACATCCCAAGATTTTCGGCCCATTCTTTCTGAGCGGGGACGATTTTCCCGCTTTTCAGGCCATTATTCACAAGAGAGATAATCTTTTCCTTTGCCACTTCTGACTTTAGGGCGGCAAGCTCCGACTTCACAGCATCAAAGGCCTCCAATGAAATAGAATTTACTGAGGTTTCCCTTTCTTTTATCAAAGACAAAACCGCCTGTAAAATATCGTCTTCTGTTGCGTCTGGTTGCAACCCTAGCGCTTCTGCTACCTTTTCCATGTTTTTACCTTTTCCATAATAAACGGACAACTTAACGAGCGGCATGTTTAATGCCGGAGTATTTGTTAGGGCTGCCCCCAATATTTCGACAACCTTTTTTCCGCTTTTGTCCAATCCCAAGACAGGGGAAATATGTCCGTATTCCCCAGTACTGATGTATTCCTTTGCCCGCTCCGTCCATTCCACGCCAATGGCAAAAATCCCTACGCCAGGCTCGAGCTCAAGCTCTGTAAATCGTCCGGCAGCGGGGGCAGGTTGCCCGTTTTCATGAGTGTGCAAGCTCTGATGTTCATAGTCGATCATCAGCGGGACACCGCCTGCACGGGCCTTTGTATTTTTGATGATAGTCACTGCGCTTTCGTCGGTAATATCCAGCGAAGTTCGACCGTCCCTTGGTTTTAGCTCACCAATGGGGACAATCAAAACCCGCCCGCTACTCAGCTCGCTGTTCTCATTCATCAGTTAATAGCCGAAATAACAAAACTACATAAAAACCGTAGAGGGAAAATAGCAATATTCCCATAATATTCAGCATCCCTTGCGGTTGCCCTCACCAGGCGGGAATAAGCGGTGCCCGTTTCGCTTTCTGGTGTGTAACCACTTAATGATTTAATCATTCCTTGCAAAACGACCCCGGCCTCGTCTCTCGTCTTGTCGTGGGCGGCGTTGGTGCTATTCCTAATAATTAACAGCACATCCCAGGACTGCTCCACCCGGTGCGTCCCCCTTGCGCCCGTCTGCTCCACCGTCTCGCGGTGATAGAGAACGCACGCAACGGGGGTGACCTGCGGCGGATTCTTGTCGATAGTCCCAAAAGCAGACCAAGTGATAACGTCCTTTAGTTCAGTGATCGTTTTCAGTCGGTCTGTTATGAGCTTCTCGAGTTCAAAGTGCATGGTTACTCTGCCAACTTAATCACCTGGGGCGGCAAGGTCAGCTTTAATTTCGTCGTGCCGAGCGCAACCCCTAATCGGACGGAGTAACCCGTATCCGGCTGGTCTGTACTAATCATCCCGGCAGTGGTGGCGGATAGAAAATAGAAAGCCCCCGGCGTCAAGGCAGTTGTGCCCGCAACGTCCGTCCAGTCGGCTTTTTCCATGATCCCCTCCAACATGATCGACCCCATGCCGTCCACCGCGATGTCAGAAGACGCCAGTCCTAAAACATTGTAGGCATTAGCATCAGAAGCATTCGACAGTCGCAACTTCCCAGCCGAATCGACATTCGCCGCCATACCCTTTTTGATTGCAACCCCGGCCCCGTTCGCGCTCGTCATCACGTTGGTGCCCTCCATGGGAAAACCTTGCAACACTTCTGTTTTTGGCAGTTCGGATAATACCCCGCCGATGTTTACCAATGGTGCTCTTGTGATAGGCATTTTATTTTCCTCTTTTCTTATTTTTGCGATATTCCCAAGGTGGCACCGGGTTCGGATCGGCCCAAAGTCCTGCCTCCAATGCCCGCGCAATCTCCTCCACCTGTTTTATGGCCTGGTCTTTTCCGTATGCGGGATAAAACCAGGCCAATCCCTTGCGCACGGCGGCGGTGTTTACGTCCACCCCGTCCAATGTAATACGTCCAATAACCCGCCCGTATTGGTCGCGGCTATCGTAGTCCAGCTTCACCGTCTTGAATTTAAGCATATCTGCCAAAGAATCCCGCGACTCTTTTCCAAAGGGTTGCGCCAGTTCCGGCGCGTCAATTTCTGCCAGACGCACCTTGTAAATCGTGCCGCCATCGTCTTGAATATTTACTGTGTCCCCGTCGTGAACCTTCACAACAACGCCGGAAATTTCTGCGGCATTAGCCGCCGAGGCCAGGAAAAGCGCCGCTATCACCAATAACAGAATCACTGCAAAAAAACTCGTTTTAGGCGGCTTGTTTCGCGTATTCATTTTCTAGCCTTTTGCAAGCAATATCAAAGTACCTGCGTTCTATTTCAATACCAATATAGCGCCGCCCCGTTTTAATACAGGCAACACCAACCGGGGAAACACCCATGTAGGGATCAAAAACCGTTGCATCCGAACCTACCCGAGCATAATCCATGCTCCAAATCATCAGCTCAGGCGGCTTTTCCGTGGGATGTTGCCGCTTGTAGCGGCTTGGGCCATACTCCCCTTGTCTTACGGCACCACGCCATAAAAACCGGAAAATATTACGACTATTTTTCCGGCTAGACCATGCAAATTCAGCGTCAACAAACGGTGTCGCAGGCCCCTTTCCACAGGATTTATCCCAACAAAACAACGACCCCTCGGACGGCAGGCGTTGTAGATAGTGATTGGCGCCAAATAAAACCATTGGTAGTAGTAGTAAAAGGCCTCCTTTTTTTCTGTCCCTTGCAAACTCCAAAATCGGCCCTGGATCAAACGGTTTATCGTCCCCGTAGACTGGCTTGTTTGCGTTCGGTACGAGAATAGGTGAATCTTGATGTGACTTGCTAAAAACAGTCCCAATCCCATACGGCGGGTCTGTAATAACCGCGCCGATTTCTTTCTGAATTTCAGGATATTGCACCACGACCTCACGCCAATCCCCGTGATATAAGGTGCAATCGCCTGTTTTGAAAACGTCGATATCTGGCATTTAAGCCCCTAGCGCGGGCGTCCCTTCCCGCGCATTTGGGATTCTCATTTTAGGTAGTATCAGCTTTGTCCCCGCAGCAATTGCTGCAAACATACGTCACGGGTAAAATCTTTGTGACGGAACCTACACCGACCTTCCCTACCTCCAGCACGTATTCATGTACGCCGTCCTTGCGGGGGGCAACCGTTATCGAACCGGTGTCAGGCACGGGATTGGCGTTCAATTTTACGTAGTCCGCATTTTCCGTATCCCAGGTGATGGTCGCGGTATCCGTGAAGGTAATCACAGGCTTGTCAACAATCAGTTGTTTGATTCCCGTCACGTCAACAGTCACAGATCGTGTATCGGCCCCGCAGCTTACGTCGTAACGGGTTGTCGTCGTTGGTGTAAACATAGCAGACGCGCCATTGTATTGCGTTCCGTTAATATTTACAGGCATCCCGTCGCTATCCCATGAAAGCGTGACGTGATCGCCTTCAACAATCGCAGTCCTGTCAGTTGAAACACTCGCAAGTGCAACCACGTTAACCGTTGCCGTCTTTGTCGTGCCGCCGCTCACCGCCGTGTAGGTTGTGGTGCGATCGGGATATAACGTGATAACTCCGTCATTGTTCGCGGGATATGTGTTTCCACCAACCATCACGGGTTCAGATGAAGAATAAAGCAGCTCTACCGGCTTCCCGTAGCGAATGCTGCTGTTCCGGGTAGAAAAGCTATTAAATAACCCAACATGCGTGTAAATATTGGAACCGCCATCAGCTTGCGCTACGTCAATAGTCGGCCAGAACGCCTTGTATACGAATGTCGTAAATGGATCTCCACCGCTATTGGGCATGTCACCCAATACGCGGATTTTCTCGCCAATCTCACACGGGATCAGAATATCTATATCTTTTATGAGGTAAAGACCCGGGCCACAACTACTGATGTAGGATGGATGACCAGCCATATCAGGACGCGGATCGTAAGATGCCCTGCAATTATAATATCCGGTTGGCGCTATCGAACCGCCTGCGGAAAAATCAATGAAATACCACCCGCGAACAGAGGAATAAACCCTGAGCCGGAATGGCCACTCTTTCGCGTGCATAACATACCCGGTCAAACGAACATTCGTATTATCCACCCGCGTAAGCATTAAATTTCCCGGGGCAGTTGCCGCGTCAATCGGCGTTGCAGTAACATCAATCCAGTTACCATTGACGTTTTTCTGAAATCCCGTCGAAAAATCTACGCTTCTTCCGTTGTAATAATCTGCAAAACCAACTCTTGTTAAAATTACTTTTCTCGTATCGCTAATAGAAAAATAGTTTTGGGTTGTGGCGTTTCCTCCTTCTGATCCGTAAACCATTACGCCAAGCTGTCCCCAATCCCCTCCACCTCCCACATAACGAGTGATTGTTCGGTAATCACCGTTTTCTTGGAAGTAATATGGCATCAATGCGGCACACTGCTTCATCGTTGGTTGGTTATTGGTATGAACTCTCGGCCCTTCCGGGGCATGGCTCATAAAAATTCCTGCAGCAAACTCCGGCGTTGCTGATGAAAATCCGCTACTATGATCAAATTTGTATAATTTCGGCATTTCTTACTCCTTAAAATAGAATGAAGGGGGCCGAAGCCCCCCGTTGTTTAGCTGCGTTTCAGGTAATAAACCCAAACGCCCATATTATCCGGCAAGCGACACAACATCGTGAGCGTAGTGCCACTTACGACGTAAGAGCCGAAGTTAGCAATTCGATCACCAATGTACAGCGTCAAGCTATTAGGCCGCGCCTCGTAGTCCAGCGTATAAACTCTCATACCGTCTGCGTTAGTGGTGTAGCTCAAGAGCTTCTGGCGGTACAGGTCTGGCTCCTCAAGGATGTTCATGGAATCAATAACAGCCGTGATCTGTCCTTCCATACCAACGGCGCGGGCGCGCTCGTCCGTGGTAGCACCGGAGACAGCATCGTGCATGGCACGCAGGTTGTCATTTAATCCCGCCTCAGCTCCAGTGGCGCGCAACTGCTCAGTCAAGATCTTATCGCGCATTAAAATTGTCGCGTCGGTAGCAGCCTGGTCAATAGCAGCCTCCGCACCTTCTGCGCGGGTCTTCTCGGCAGTCACACCGTCCTTCACCTGGGTTGCAAGGGCCGTTAAGGTTGCTTTTAGATCACGATCACCATTAACGAATTGGCTGGTAACATTGCCCGCCATGGCCGCAGTCTCTTCGTCTGTGGATAAAGAGGAATAGATTGTCGCAATCCGAGTTTCAATTGCCGCAACACGATCAAGAAAAGCCTGCGTAAACAGGGTCTCCCCAAAAGTACCGGGAATAAAAAGGTGGCTTGCGGGGTATTGCGTAAGAGCGCATTGTGTCATTTTATTGCTCCTTACCTCAGATTAGGCCGCAACCGGCGTGGTTTTCATATATTCCACATACAGCACCACATCGGAGGTGACGGGTTTGCAAGAAAGCGTGATGGTATCCGCGCTAACCACGTAAGACTCAGGACGCGCAACACGATCACCAACATAAAGGATTGCACTATTGGGACGGGGGGGATAATCAAGACGATACACGTTATCAGAGCCGTTAATGGGGGCACCCAGAACCTGCTGTACCAAATCGGGCTCGCGCAAAATTTGCGTGCTGGTCGCTTTGCCAAGCAATACAGCCTCTGCTGCAACGGCGCGGGCGTTTTCATCAGCAACCGCCTGCATGAGCGCCTGCTTTTCGGATGTAATAGCACGGCCTAACTGATCTTCTGCACTCTCTGCACGGCTCTTTTCTGTGGCAATTTTGGAATCGAACTCGCCCTTGAACGAATTTAAGGCAGTCTGCAAACTGGTCTCAGCACCGGTCGCACGTGTAACTTCCGCCTCAAGCGCCTCCGTAGCGGAGCGAATCAATGCACGCAACTCGCCGTCCAATGCTGTGTCCGCCGCCTTAAAAGATTGGATTAACTGATTCATAACTGCCAGAGTTTCAGAATCGGTACTCATGACGTTTTCGATGTTTGTTAGTTTGCTTTCTGCGTTTACAATGCGAGAAACAAACTCCGGCGTGAAAAAGGTTTCATCAATCGTACCGGGTGTGATAAGGTACTCTGCGGGATAACGTTCTACCAAACATGCGTCAGACATTTTTAACTCCTTACAAATAATTGAAAATATTGGGACTACATCAGGGAAATAGGTGAAGTTCGGGCCTAAAACAAAGCTAGCTCGAACGTTCTCCTTGTAACGAACACGCGCCAAATCATCCCGTTAATCGGTCGTGATTTTTGCTTCGTGCTGCAACCGTTTCGACGGCGCCATGTAACACCGGCGGCGGGTTTTCTCTTTATTCCACCGCGTAAAGACCTTGCCAATCCCAGGAATGGTAACGTCTAGGCCGTTTTTGGCCTGAAAACGCATGACCGTTGCCAGTGCTTGCAAAACCTTAACGGCTTCCTCTTTCGACACGTCCGATACCATGCCAGACAACAGCCCCGCCAGTTCATTGGCGTCTTTTGCCCGCACTACGGTGGCAAGGTCGGGATCAGGAATCGGCGCAGGCGCGGGGCCAAGGCTGTGAATTGGGATCGTTAGCGATACCGGATCGGATTCCTCTCCCGTGTTGGCAATCGTCTTGACTGTCACCGTCCAGGTACGCACCGCCGCGTCTCGCAAAGCCTCTTGTAACGGTTTCAGTGAACAATATCCCGTCACAGCCAGAAGGTTTTCCGTGATGGTGACGGCCTTTGCGCCACCTTCGTAGGTCGGACTTGTGGCCGTGATGTGAACATCAAAAGCAGACATGCCGTCCGTATCCCACGCAATAAACGGGTTCGTCCCTGCGTATGTCGCCCATCCAGTACCTGCAACAGGCGTTACCGCCCGCAAGTTTTTAGGTTCCGGGCAATCGACGGGCTTGCGGATCGTAATATACGGCAATCCTGTTGACCCAAACCTTGGGACATAGGGAGGCCTTAACTTTCCATTTATATCAAGCGTGAACACATGAAAACTAATGTCAGCCGATTCTTTAGGAGAAGGTTCCATTTCATGCGAATACAGGATGGACGAACCAGAATTTACTTTCGTAACATTTGGGAAATCAAAACCAGAACCCAGTTTTAGTTCGCCATCATCGTAGCGATAATATACTGATTTCCCCAGTTGTTTTTCTGGTAAAGTAGGCTCTACAAATACGTTGTATGTTACGCTGTCAACACTCGCACCCTCTTCTGACTTGGTACTTTCAATGGCGCTAACAAATCCTTTTGTCACCAGAAAAGGTTCTGTAGTTTTTTGCGCGATATTTGGAGCTGTTAATTCAAGCGTTGCATCAGAATAAACTGGCGCCTCCTCTTCTCCCGTTTCAAGACTTGAAAGCGTAGCACGAGCCTTGACCGAATCTCCCAATTTGAAATCAAAATAAAAAACTATCGGAATCCCAATCTTGTTCGGCCATGAACCAGTGTTCTTATTAAGATCGTCAATATTTTCGCTAGTCGCCACTAAAACGTACGGCACCTTCCCAGGACCAACCAAATAAACTGCTGCAACATCGCTATCCGTAAATCCCTGAACAAGATCGCCGTTCGGCATTCTTAAGCCTTTGGCATTTAGTGATCCCAGCTTAAAGCCCTTAACATTGGGGGACTGTTTATATCCGTATGCATTCTCTGGCGAGTAAGCTACAAAATCACTTCCAATGAAGGCGATAGATTCTGGCCCAGGGGAAAAGGCAACTCCTTTAGGATTACTAACAACTTGTTGATATTCGCGTATTTCGACAGTATCAAACCCACTACTGCTCCCATACAGGGATGCAGATTCAAAATAAGATGACGAGCCGTTTTTGCTAACCTCAAAAGAAATTCTTGAGTTTCCAGCCAATTGCTGCATTCCTTTTGTTGCAACAGCAAAACCAAGCAATGCTACATCACCCCCATCAAAACTAAGCACGCCCGCCCGATTTACCCAATAACTGACGCTACTGCCCGAAACATATAGGGAGGCAAAGACACTATCTTTCATAGGATTATATCCGGTAATTCCTATTTTGACCGGAAAAATAACAACCTCTGGAATCGTACTCATTTCGCAACACCTCCTGCGGTCGTTTCGGGTTTGTCAGTTACTTCTGCGGCTGCCGGCTTTTTTGGCGGCGTGTCCGTAGAATCCTGGTCGGCGGTGGCCGTTTCAGCAGGCTGTTCGTCGAAACTCTTGGGCGGCAATCCGTTCGTGTAAATCATAGGAAACTTTTTGCGCTTCATGTTCAAACTCCGGTTGGCAGTTCTCGTCTAAAAATTTCAATAAAGCTCACCACGCTAATGCCAACTGCGGCAATCTGCGCGGTCATCTCAGGGGATACGGAAATGCCAATCGCACTTAAGAGGCCAGTTAACCCCTTGTAAGTGCTCGGCTCCCTCAATCTGTCAATCATCCAATCAAATAACCCCATGGTAAAACCTCCTTCAAAGATTAGTTGTTGCTTCAAAGTGCATTCCGTCTGGTCGTTTCCAATGTCCGCCCCACGTCCAGCCTTCTGATTCAAAAGCCGCGACGGTGTTTCCCTCCTGCCCAAAGGCGGGGAATTTCGCGCCTAGCTTATTTCTGGCAGGGTCGAAGTCGACGGCGCAACCGTAGGCGTGCATGGACAATTTATTGCTCCCGCGCATTGTCCTGAAAACGTAGGCGCCGCCAAAAGACGAAAGCCCTACGCGATTGATAAGCTCCTGCTGCCTGCCGTAAAAATTCCACAACCCGGTAAAAATACGGACAAGGCTTTCGGCGCAGGCTTTATGAATACGAAAGCGAGTGACGGGCTTGCCGTCCCAGGATGTAAACAATTTCCACGGTGGCGTAACATAGACTAGGTTTTTTGATTCCCATGTCATGGACGCGCCGCCGGTTTTACCGCGTGGATCGCCATAAAAGCCGATTAACTCGTCTGGCTTGGGCCAATGTGTGATGGTAGTACTGGCAGTCATACGCCCCCTTTAGAACGGAAGTGGGAGCAGTTTAGGCGGTGTGTTTAGGCGGGTGCCTTACTGCTCCTTTTGTGTAGGCGTGATTGTAGTGGGATTGGTTTTACGGGGTGCAACAAATGCAACAAATGCAACTTGGTATTAAAAAGTCTAGTTTAATTCGTGTTTTGCGTCGTTTTTCCTGATAAAAATCTCGATTGCCGCGTATGGGATTCTGTACAGAGATCCTGCCTTGCGGGCATCTAATCTGATGTGATCTATCTTGTCGTCCATACAGAGCCGACAAACTGTTGATTTATGAACGCCAATAATTTTTGCGGCTTCTGTGGCGTTGTAGAATGGTTTTTTTGGGATGTTGGCCGCAATCAGAATTTCTGAAAGCGTTATCAGAAGCTAGGCCCCTCCCAGCCTTTATCTGGTTTAAACCATGCGGGAATATCGTTAGGCCCGGTTTTTCCTAGCCTTACAAGATCGCGTTTTGACAATGTACGCACCGTGCACTTGCAACCAAATCCACATGGCGGGTAATTGCTGCGCCAAAACGGGGAGTCATGCGGCAGTATCAATCCGTGTAGCCTTTGGTGGCTGGCGCGCGGATTTTTACTCGCATGGGAATGAACCCACTGCCAGTAGGGACGGAGCTTTGCCACCTCGGACATTTGCGCCTTCCTTGCCTTAGCATGGGCTGTGTCGATATTGGTTTCCCATATTACCCGGGCGCGGGCGGCTTTTGCCTTGTCAGTTTCGCCTTCCAAGACATCCCACCCCTTTTCGGCTATCTTTTTCCTAAAGTCCGCTTGGAATTGTTCAAAACCAACGCCATTCGAAATAGCGTCGTCAACTAGAGACCTCACATCTGAGAGCAACGCTTTATCGGTCATGTTTGCAACAGTGAACATCTTCTCGTGCTGTTCGCGGCTTAAGTCGTTCCAATGCTTTGTTACCTGCTCTCCCTTATCTTGAAAGAACTTCATAGCCTTTTCCATTGGGGCAAAAATAACATCAATGATGTCGAGAATATCAATCTGCATAATTACTTAACAGCTCCCTATTCACACCGTCTGCTCCCAATAACAGTGATGCAAGAGCGGCTTTTTCGAGCACCTCCATAAACCTTGCCGTCAAATCCCCTTTTTGTTCTAGGCGTTTAAGGAAGTCGTCGAATCCGTTGGAATCATTCAAAAGGCTTTTCAGATCATCCAAATCGCTTGATAGCATAGGGTAATTTTCTAGCACGTCGATTATTGGCGCGGTTCCTGACTGAGGTTTATTTGTACCTTCAGCGCGAAATGCCAGCCGGTTTTCGCTAGGCACTGCTTCAGCACGGTACTTGTCGGGCACTTCCAAAAGGTCGGCTATCCATTCGCTGGGAATTTCCACGCCTAGTGGTAGGAGCTTTGCTATCTTTTCAACCTTCGAACTGTTGTCCTCTCTTTTCACCGTATCAAATTTTATGATGGGAGTGCGGATTCCTTCTGCGTCTGGGCCAAAGTTTGCGGCCCTCACTATCTTGGCAAGATTTACTAATGCCCCCGCTACCTGTTTTGCATCGCTCTCCGCCAAGTCATGCCTAACTTCGTTTTGAACATCTGCTACCCCAGAACCGAGTCCGGTAGCCCCTGCGGTACTCGTCAATGTCCCGCCCAATATCAGCTTAGAAATCTGTGAATCACAAAAATTTGCCATGGCAAGAAAGGGGTCGTGACTTGCTCGTGGTGGGTCGATAAAATCTACCTTCATATCATCAGGAATAATCCCCGCTGCGCTGTGACCCATATCAACAAGCGCCCTTAGCAAGGCTTTTTTATCTGTGTCTGTTGAATACGCGCTAAATTTCCCAAGCCGCAAGGGCATTCCGTGAACCTCAAGAAATTCACTAAAATAGCGCATGGCGTATTGTTTTGCCACATATAACCAGGATATTGGAATGATAAGCCCAGAATCAGTTGGGTTCTGTATTGATATGGTTTTATGTTCGTGAATTAACCAACCATTTTCCTGTAGTGGCTCCCCTTCCTTGTCATTTTTAACGGTGTAAATAAAATATTCCCCGTTTCTCCTGGTGAACATTCCTAGTGGTCGATCATAGAGTCGTTTTGGAATCCATGCACCATCACTTGTTTGATGCCATTCAATCTCCAAGAGCGCAACCCCTGGCAATACTGCCCCCGCAATTTCTAGGATTGTATCCTCGATATCCTCTCCGTCATTTACCCATGATTCTATAAATTTACGTAATTTTGCTTCATCTCCGGTTTCTTCTGGCCTTGCGATAACGTTTAAAGGGAAGGTTAGCAAAACTCGCTTGCGCTTTGCCAATTCTGCCAATATATGCGCGTCATTTTGCTGTACCGTCCGGCACAACAAAGAAAAGTCCGCAAAATTTCCGGCCCTTGCATCATCAAATATCGTGACAAGGCCCGATTTTGAATAATCACCCGGCGTGGTATCGTCACGTTTTGAGGCCTTGGCCGTTTGCAATTCACTGCTAGTCATCATCTACCCCAATAAAATGCCTGTAATTTCTGTTTATTCCTGTAAACCCAGAAGTGCTGCCCTGCTTTGCGCCTGAAAAAGCGTATGCTAGCGCGTCAACACAATCATCATGTTCATCTAATGGAAACGCCAAAAGTTCATCAGTAAAAAATTTTGGCAAGCCTTTCTTGTGGAAAACCATCCCGTGTTCGTATCGCGCCTGTAGTGGCATAAATCGTGTAACTTTATCCGCTATTGGTTTAATGCCAAAAACAGGCAACTTTGTCGATCTTAAAAGCTCCTGAATCGCAGCCCTTTGAAACTGTACATCCTCTATTAAAACAGCCCTAGGTTTGTGCTTTTCTGCAAAAGATTTAATAAACGACAATATTTCTGCAAAACTTCCACGCATTCTTTCAACACCAATAACATACGTCTCTCCCTTCGTGCCCATAGCTATTGCCGCAGCCGCCGTGTAGTCGGCATTTGTCTTTTGTGATATAGCAAGATCCACCCCTACCGTTACGGGGAAAAAGTCGGGGACTGAGCCTACCTCCTGAATAAACCCAGGCCTCATGAGCCCCCCTGCGCTATCAACAAATTCTGCTAAAAACTCCTGCCTGAAAACGATGTCTGGCAACTTCTCTTTCATCATCTTTACATAATTATGATCTATGAAAGGATTGTCAGTTGACGGCCTTTGAAACGATGCCCAATTGGGATCCTCCTTACCTTCTTGGAATAGCTTATGAAAGTAATTTTTTCCCCGAGGGGTGCTAAAGAAAAACGCCCGGCCGCTATAATCTGCTAAGGTAGGGAGCACGCACTTCTCCCAATGATGTTGTAATTTTTTGGCAGTGGCGGCCTCGTCAAAAATAACAATCGAATACTTACGACCTAATGCTACGTTTTCAGAATCCATAGACCAAAAGTCGATTTTCCCGCCTGTTAGCAATTCAATACGCTTTTCAGACCTGGATCGCCGCTTAATAATCCGGCTTAATCTATCCGCAATTGCATCGTATGCTTCTGTTAGCAGGCTGTACACCGGCGCAATCCATGCCACCGGGTATCCCGCAATTACCCCCCTCTCATCCCTCGCAATGACATGTATCCCTAGTTCTGACTTCCCAAAACGCCTACCCATGCAGACCACATTAAACTGCCTTGACCCAGCAAGCACTGTTTTCTGCGCTTTATGTAGCCTTGGCCCGGTTCGGACTATGATGTGCGTCATCTATCATAAGCTACGGTAATTTTTACCTCCGCCCCTTCCACTTCGTCTTTCGCCTCCTTCCACCCCGCCCGCGACTTTAGCCAAAAAATGGCCGCTACCACATTGCCATTTATCCCAGCCTGATAAAGCCCATGCGCCATAGTATGAATCCCATGCGCCCGGCCCCGATCAATGGCGTCAACAAGCTCAGGCTCTTTTTGCATTTTATTGTGAAGCGAATCCCTGCATATCCCAAGGATCAATGCAATCTGCTCGTTGGTTAATCCAACCATCGCCGCCCGCTCCGCCAGATCATAATCAACAGTAATTGGGGGTCGACCCGCTTTCTTGGCCACCGCCTTCTCAGTAGCCATTCCTGTTTCCGTGTTACGCATTCGCTACCCTCCTAAAAATACCCGGTTTTTGGGCGTGCTTGTCCCTATCTTTTTGGTTCTTTATGCGCTTCCCTGGGCGGTTTTTGGGCGATTCGCCCTCATCTGGCGGACAATAACTCTCCGGCTCGTACCCAGGAACATATCCTGCGAATACCCCGGCAATCATCCGCTTGATAACAAACCCTTCCCCCTTGGGAGGTAACTTTGTCATCCCCATCTCCGCGTAATCCCCTGTATCTACAACATTTAAATCCACTCCCATGATACTTCCCAGGCGCTTTGCCACATCATAAACATCTCCAACATACAGAAAAGTCTGGGGAGAACCTTCGGTGTGTTTCCCGGCGTAGTAACTCGCCGTCCGCGTTGGAACCTGGTGGCCTATGGATATACTCTTATAGTTGTATAAAAGCCGCTGTGCGTTGTTATCTAAGTAAATTTTTAAACGGCCCGCTTGCAAGCGACATGCCTCTTCTTCCTGCTGCGTAAGCCTAACCATGTGAATTGGAACAGAATTACCCGTTTTTTTGTTCAAAGCCCTCTCTTCTCTCGCAAGGTGGTAGCAAAGGTGATTTAACCCCGTTTCTGTCATGGGAATCCCCCCAGTTCGCTCAATCACCTTTTTGGCTAGCAGTCGATCCATGTTTTCCTCCGTGTATTCATCAAAAGTTACCAGGTCGTCCACGTACAGGCCGGGGATTGGAATAGTTGACGCAATGACGACATTCTTCTCCTCACCATGGACAAGACGCAAGCGGTCTATTGCCTGTAGCGTTTCTTGCTCCCTGGTCTCCTCAATAACCGCCTGTACTCTGGCGTCCTCATGGTAAGGGACTGAGGCGTATTCAATTAAGCCCGGGTCTCTTAACAGAAATGCGCGCTTTTGCGTAGGAAGTTTCCTTGCAAAGGCCCGCCCTGTTTTTGATCGCGTGTTAAAAAACTTGATATTGTCATAAGGATAGTGCGCCGCTGCGATTCTTTGCGCGTTATCGTAAGGCACCATTTGCCGCCCAATCACAACAATCGTCTTATGATCCTTGTACTGATCCTTGCCCCTTAGCGCGCCGAAATGCGCGAAGTCAACACCATAACAGGCGGCCCATTCTGCTTTCTTGTCCGTCCACCGAAGGCGGAACGCTCCGCCGTAGTCAATGTCTAGTTTTTCAAGGGAGTCGTCCTTGTCCTTCTGAATGAAATTTGCGTACATCCCAACGGCCTTGACAACAATCTCAGGTACAGCGTCCTTGTAGGAAACGACAAGCATCCTGTTGTTTCTATCTGGACGGTGCTTTTTTATGGCTGCGAAAAGAACCTTTACCGCCTTATCTTGGTTTAACGTCGTTTTGTTAAAACCTTCATCATTGATCTGCGTAACAAAGGCGTTTCTTTCTACAGGCAAGTAAACAAGCTCCGCCCGCTTTTGGCGCCTCTGCGGCAGGATGTTAAAACTGACCGGGGAAATAGCATCGTCGATAACCAATATAGGAATGTCATTTTTAGAGAGGAAAAATTCCAAATTGTCATCCTCTCTATCGGCAAGCGAAAAAACCGGCTCCTTTCCTTGTAAATCAACATGTAAATACTGCCCATGGTAAGCCAATCCAAACGCTACGCCTTCTACCTGTTTTGGCGTTGTATTCAATTCTGGGGTATCGGCCTTGATAATCTTGGTTAACTCGGCTGTAGTAAACCTAGCCTCGCTAAAATCGAAAAACGCCGCCATGATTGCCCGCGCAGTCTTGATCTGATTTTCGGACAAATTAGAAACACGATCAAACGGCTTTGCCACAATCGTCGAAACATTACTCCACCCGGTATCAACCATTGTAAAGTTCATTCCCGTTGTTAAGTCACGGACAATGTGGGAGAGAATTTCGCGGACGGAAAAGATTGGCAGTGCCTTCGTCATGTACTCCAGGCGATTGTTAATAATCGCGCCGTTGTCCATATTTGGGGAAAACGCCGGGATTTTTGGCGCCGGCACTAAGTCAAGACACAACTTGATTTTTTCAACTGCCTCGTCCGGGCTGTTAAAATTTTGTGCTAGCGCATTGGAAATTGCCCCGTTGTTATGCGTCAATTTCTTAACCCTGCTCGTTACGGTGTCAAAAGTCCCCGGATAAACAGCCTTTTCCGATTTTGAAGCAAGCCGTCTACCGTTTTCCTCTTCTGCGGCGCTGAAAAAAGCCTCAAAGTTTTCGACTGTCGCTTCGTACGTCCGGCGCGTAAGGTCGATTGCGCTTTCGTCAATAATTATTCCCGTTATACGGGATTGGAATGCTTCGCCAAACTGTTGCCTTTCTAAATTAGATCGTGGCAATGGGAGGTACGCATGGGCCTTAATTACCACGACCGGCGGAAGGTAGGTTTCCCGATCCTTGTCATCATCAGGCCCGAACTGCGAAAGATACCCTTCGGATTTACAGCTCTTGTAATGTGGGCATTGCTTTTTGCCGTTCTTACAAAACGCTTGATACATATTCAGTCCGTCAATTGATTCAAGACCGGCAATAACCTGGTGCCGTTCACACATTAATTCATTGCCACCAGGTCGTTTTGCGCTGCGCCCTCGGATCAGCTTAATTGCCGCAAGAGCTGACGCCTTAGCCGATTCATCCTGCGCCAATGCTGCCTTGATCTTGTCACCAAGACGGACAAGCAACTCCTCTCCCAATGCCAGGCTGGGGACGTAATATTCATACGCCGGGCGGGCATGATCGGTGGCTAGCACCGCGTTTACAACAATATTTGCCAGGTGGGTTAAAACGACCTCTGTTTTTCCAATACCCGCGGTTGCCTTGATAAAATATGTGCCGCCCGCTTTAAAAAACTGACCGACCTTTGCGTCTAATGCTTCCACAGCCTCCCCCAATTTCAGAGTTTTTGGACGCTTTGCTAGAACAATCTCCTTGCCGAGCAAATCTGGGTTTGATTCTGTTTCTATTTGATTCCTTAACTGATGCGCAACCTCCCCAGCCCCAAATTGAACGTACACATCACTAAAATCACACGCCGCACCACTTGGTAATGTAGGCCGAACATACGGGATTCCGAGCATACGGCATTTGGCGGCGGCCTTTATCCCTGTGTTCTTTTTTCCTTTTTCATCAGGAATGTCATTATCCGCCGCAATAACCGCCGTCGCGTTCTTAAAATAATCCGTAGCGGCCATTGCCGCAGGTAAAAGATTCCCAGCGTCTAGCGCAACAATCACCACGTCAAAAAGCCCCGCAGTGTGAACTGCGGCGGCGGTTGCAAAGCCTTCTGCAATGGCAATACTTTCAATCTTCTCCGGCGAGATAAAAGCTTTCTTATCAGCAAGAATTCCAAAGGCCGCCTTCTTCTGCGCTTTGGGTAAAAACAACTTTTGCCCGCCGTCGTAAATCTTCTGCAGATTCACAAGATCAATAGCCGGTTTTTTTAATTCATTTTCCACAACGGCATAAATCGGCATGGCAAAAAATGACCCTATCCCGTCACTGCCAAAACGCAGGTGGTATTCCTGCTTAGGGTCTAGCCTCTTTTTATTTAGATAGTCAGATTCCCCGGTATCGGATAGACCACCGTAAATCTCCTTTGCCGCACGCGCCGCACGCGCTTTATCCCGCGCAATCCGGCGCACTTCACGCTCTTTTGTCTCGCGTTGTTTACGCCGTATCTCTGCTAGCTTTTCAGCAGAAATTGGTGCAAATGTCGAGACATCGACCCCGTTGTCTTTTGCTCTTTCGATAATGAACGGGTAGGTGCTAACCGTTTCTGTTACCCCGCCATGCCTAAAAGTCTTGAAAGTGAAAACATCGTACTGAATCCCCCCCCGCGCCACCTTGGTATTTCGTATGTAGCTTACCTTCCCCTTGTCCTCTTTCGTGAGCGGCGCCGCCTTGTGAAACACACCAGCCCTCACATCCAAATCATCCGGGGATAACGCAATCCCTACGCTTTCAGCGGTGGCAATAAAACACGCGAAAAAATCAGAAGGGTTGTTTTTAAATGCAGAATTTGATATATTCATAGTGCTCTGTGGAGAGTGTTGTTAATCTTGTCTAGTTTTTCTGACGAAGAAGAGTGGTTGCTTCTTCATCAGACCGTTGGTTGTTTTCCCCGGCGAGCCTTTCTAAGGCCTCTCCGAGTGTTTTCTGGCTACGGGCAATAATGTATTGCCCGTGGTTAGTAAGCACCCTGTTTTGGAAGTTCTTCTGTGCGCTTGAAAGGAGTCCTTTCGCAGACTTACATTCAATACATAGAATTATCCCGTTGGTTAGCTGACCTATTATGTCAGGCGCGCCGGGCATTCCACCCCGTGCAAACCCCTGACTTCCGTCAGGCCTAACAAATCGGAAATTGCCAGAATTAAGGCGGCATGCCCAGGCAACAAGCGGGTGTCCCTGAAGGAACGTGAGGCATTCCTTCTGTACCACCCGCTCAGGGATAAACGGCGAGCGTAGTTTTAACGAACGGCTATGTTTCGGTGGTGGAGGCATCGGACTGTTTTTTGTGTGTTTTTCTAGGATGCACAGACCTTCTTCT